GGGCCGGCCTCGGATGACAGCGGGAAAGACCGCAGGGGTGGCACGGTTGCAGTGGCCGGAAAGTTGGAATAAGCGAAAGCGAAGAGCGTAGGACAGCCACGGGGTTCGACTCCCCACACTCCACAATGTATAACAAATTAAAATAAGTGAGAACATGAAAAGGTATATTCACATTCAGAAGGCAGACCGCGAGTTCATATTGAACTTGTTCAAGGTTACGGGTCGCACTGTTGACAATGCGTTGCGATTTGACGCAGAGCGTGGCAACACCGACCTCGCACGCAAGATTCGCAAGGTGGCAATGGAACATGGCGGTATCGTCATGGTGGTAAGTCCCGAAGCCGAGACACTATTTGATGCAGATGGCTATATGCGTCAGTATCTTCCCAACGGTGTGTTGTTGGAATTTGAGAAGGAGGCAGGCAACGGAGGTTGCAATGTGTACCTCAAAGGCGATATGGTTCGCAGGTATGACAACGTGCAGGTGCGTGACATCCCTGCCATTCAGAACTGGGCTGCAACATTGAGATAAGGAGGAGTAAGTATGGAGTACCACGATAACAGACTTTGCATCTCGATGCGGGAACTTGTGGATGGCGGTGTGATGACCGTGTCCAACTACAAGCAGCTGTCCGCACGCGGTCGCATAGATGTTGTGCGTCGTGGTGGAGGCTCTTCGAATAACTATGCGCTCATCGCGGTCAGCAGTCTGCCCGATGCCTATCAGGACAAGCTCAAGGATATTTATCCTGATCCGTCGCTTGAGGTGCTGCTTGCCTGGCTTGATGCCAACTACGAGGTGGACCAGGCTGCTGTCGCTTATTTCAACGACTGGCGCAACCAGTGCGGACACGACCATGCTACTGATGCTCATGTGAAGGAGTATGTGACCAACGCAAGTGTGCTGAATGCTTGTATCAAACTCTACAACAACGCCAAGGCGATACAGAAGACGATGGGCCAGAAGTATGACTGGAGCATGATGTCGCAAGCAGTGGAGGGCTACCGCATGAAAACCGGGCACACATTGCCAGCAAGTATGCTACGCTTCCGCAAGAAGGTGAACGAGTATCAGCGTGACGGATACCAGTGTCTCATCAGCCGAAAGTTCGGTAACCAGACAAGCCGTAAGGTGGATTACCGTACCGAGCGTTTGATTCTGTCGATAGCCGTGTTACCCAACAAGCCGTTCAATACCAATGTTTGGGAATTGTACAACTCGTTTGTGTGCGGTGAGCTGGACGTGTATGACCCAGAGACCGGTGAGCTTTTCGACGCAAGCGAGTGGACCGACAAGAACGGTGACCCGAAGTCGCTGAGCGAAAGCACTATCACCAACTATCTTAACAAGCCCAAGAACCGACTGTTTATTGAACACTCGCTTGACTCTTACACCACATTCATGCACGAGCAGATGCCACACGTTCACCGCCATGCGCCTGAGTTCTCGTTCTCAAAGATTTCATTCGATGACCGCGACCTCCCACGCAAACTGAAGGATACAAAGGCAAGGCCGAAGGCATACTACGCCTACGATGTGACAAGCCAGTGCGTGGTGGGCTACGCCTACAACCGCAACAAGAACGTGGACTTGGTTGCCGACTGCTTCCGTTCGATGTTCCGACTGATAGAAAACAAGGGCTGGGGTTGCCCAGCGCAGGTTGAGGTGGAGAACCACTTGATGAGTCAGTGGAAAGAGAGTTTCCTGAAGGCAGGAGTATTGTTCCCATTTGTGCGCTTCTGCGCCCCGATGAACTCCCAAGAGAAATACGCTGAGCCGATGAACGGTGCCAAGAAACGCCGTGTGGAGCATAGAAACCATCTCGGCATCGGACGCTTCTATGCCAAAGACAGACACTACCGCACGGAGGCCAAGAAGGTGTTTGATGAGAAGAATGACACCTATGAGGACAAACAGTACTACACATGGGAAGAACTGATTGCTGATGACATCCGTGACATCAAGGAGTTCAACAATACCCTCCACCCGAACCAGAAGAAATACCCCGGCATGACACGCTGGCAAGTGCTTGAAGCCAATATGAACCCAACGCTTCAGCCAATGGACAAATCGGTGTGGGCACGCTTTATCGGCGAGCACACAGAGACCTCCATACGCAGGAACAGCTACTGCAGAGTGGCGTATAAGGACTGGTGGTTGAGCAAGACCGAGGTGATGGAACGTCTCGATCCGAACAACTACAAGGTGGATGCCTACTATTTGACCGATGAGGACGGCAACGCAACCGATGTTTATATCTTCCAGAACGACCGCCTTATCGACAAGCTCGAGGACGTGGGCACGTTCAACACTGCCGATGCGGAGCAGACTGACGAGGACAAGGAGATATTCGTGAACCAGCAGAAGAAGATAGCAGCATTCAACGCATACGTGAAGAAGAACGCCATTGCAACTGTTGGCATATCCAAGCCGGAACACTCAGAAGAGGCTGCACCACCGCCACCGCTTGAACTTCCACCGATGGAAAGCGAGCAGGAAATGGAAGTGACCTACCACATTTCTGACCCGTTGGCAGATTTATAGAATGATATTAGAATACAATTAAAATAACGTGAGACATGATAACGAATGAGAACAAGAAGCGGATATTGGAGGCTATAGCCACCAACCGCACGAACTATCCGAGCGATGCCAAGCACGCTGCTTCATTGGGCATCAGCACCTCGGTATATAGCGCCATCAAGAATGGTCAGACAGACAAGGCACTGAGCGAAGCCAACTGGATAACCATCGCCCGAAGACTGGGTGTGAACCTCAGAGGAGGCATTGAATGGAAGCCAGCACGCACCGCCACCTTCGAATATATCACCAAGCAGCTGGAGTTCAGCCAACAGAGCGGACTGAGTGCGATACTATGTGATATACCCAACATTGGCAAGACATTCACGGCACGCTATTATGTGCAGTGCCACCGCAATGCCATCTATGTAGATTGCTCCCAAGTGAAGACCAAACTGAAGCTGGTGCGCAAGATAGCCACTGAGTTTGGTGTTGGCAGCAATGGAAGATACAGCGACGTGTACGAGGATTTGGTTTATTATTTGCGCTCAATCGACACCCCACTCATCATTCTGGACGAGGCTGGCGATTTGCAGTATGAGGCATTCCTGGAACTCAAAGCCTTGTGGAACGCTACAGAAAGATGCTGCGCCTGGTATATGATGGGTGCGGACGGACTGAAAGCCAAAATCAATCGCTCCATTGAGTGCAAGAAAGTGGGCTATACCGAGATGCTCAGCCGATACGGTGACCGCTACTCGAAGGTAACGCCCGACGACAGCAAGGAGCGTGAGAAGTTCCTGAAAGACCAGGCGAGCGTGGTGGCAAAGGTGAACGCCCCAGAAGGTGCGGATATTGCTACCTTGGTGCGCAAGTCGGGTGGTGGACTGAGACGAGTTTATACGGAAATTGAGAAACTAAAAAGAGTATAGTAATATGGAAACAAAGATAACAGTGACATTCACAGATGGAAGTCGCAGAGTGTTGAAAAGCCCAGAGAAACTGGAAAAAATAGACGAAAACCGGGAAGCCTGCTTTGTGATGGATAACGGACAGGTATATTATGGCTATTGTAATGGTGAAGTTGACGAAGAAGGTGATTTCTGCCTAATGAGGTCCATTCATGGCATAGGGCTGCCATTTAATCGCCTTCTCGGGTGGTGCTACAAGTCAAGTGGAAGAAAGAAATAAAACGTGAGTAAGTGATATGGCAAAGCGAGCATACAGCCCCAAGGATGTGGCGAATATCAAGTGTAAGGCACTACCATTTGAAGGACAATGGAAAGACGTGTTCGGTCAGCCAGAAGAGGGCGATACATGGTTTATCAGCGGACCCAGTGCCAGTGGCAAGAGCTCCTTCGTTATGCAGTTTGCCAAGATGCTCTGCGGTATAGGTAGCGTGTTGTATGTGTCCTTGGAAGAGGGCGTTGGCCTGTCGATGCAACGACGGCTTGCCCAATTCAAGATGACTGACGTTCAAGGCTCGTTCCGCCTCATTACCGATGGCGACATCAAGTCATTGGAAGAACGCCTGGCGAAACCCAAGAGTGCCAAGTTTATCATCGTGGACAGTTACCAGTACGCATACGAAGCAGGGTGGGAATATTCACTGACCAGGGCACTGATAGACCGTTTCAAGCGCAAGACCTTCATTTTCGTCAGCCAAGAGGATAAAGGCAAACCAATCGGCAAACCTGCCATCAGACTGAAATACGCAGCTGGTGTGAAGGTGAGAACGCAAGGCTTCAGGGCCTACTGTCAAGGACGCTATTCAGGCAACGTGAGCGAATATTACACCATCTGGGCGGAGAAAGCCGTGGAGGTTTATAATGACAAGTCTAACAACTAAACATAACTGAGATGAAGAAGAAAGTTTATATCAGCGGAGCGATAGCCCACTACGACCTTAAAGAGCGTATGGCAACCTTTGACCATGCGGCACGCTATCTCTCCATAAAAGGTTACGAGCCGGTGAACCCATTTGAAAATGGCGTTTCGCAGGATGCTCACTGGATGGAGCACATGAGAGTGGACATTGCCCTGCTTTTGAAGTGTGATTGCATCTATATGCTGCAAGGCTGGGAATTGAGCAAGGGAGCAAAACTGGAACTGGATGTTGCCAGTTCGTGTGGCATTAAAGTGATGTTTGAAGGTCATGAGAACAATGTTCGTGAATACACCTGCTGCCTTTGCGGTAAGACCCAAATCGGCTATGGAAACAATCCTCATCCATTGAAAGATGAGGGTGAGTGTTGTCCTGAATGTAATTTGAAGGTGTTAAGTGAAAGAATAAGGTTGTCGAAAATGAAATAGATATGGCACAGGAAGTAACCAATT